TGAGTTGGTTTCAGTAATAGCCCCGCTTGCCACTACTACCGCCCCAGTGTTACAGGCCGTTACTTTAGTATCTAATGACGTGGTATCACCGGCGATTGTGGCTAAGTGTGCGACACTATCATCATCGGTAGCGATGGTTACTCTTTGTACACCAGTACCAACTACCCCCTCATTCATGCTTATAGCAACCCCACCTAATTGGGATAAATTAGTGACTGTTGATACAGTAGTAACCGTGCCAGAAGCTAACACCACAGCCCCGGTGTTACAGGCTGTTATATTGGAAGTATCAGCATCAATAGTACCAAGCAACACCTCTATGGCTGCCAAGTCAACTACAGCAGGGTCGTCAGTGGCTAAAGTAACCCTCTGCACGCCAGCAGCAACCGCACCAGCCCCGCCAACCACATCTGTTCCTGCAATATTAGAATTTACGTTTAAGTAATTTCCATCAACAGCATTATCTAATAACTCAACCGCAGTTTGAATAGCTGCTGTATCTGCAAGTATCGCTGTAGTATCAGCAAGAATAGCGGCAGAATTAGGTTCGGCCTCACCAAACTTAATATCACCAATATAAGTACCATCAGTAATATCACTGGCTGGACACACCCTAAGTGCATTAGCTTTAGCACCAACATCTACAACTATCGGCGTACCAGAGTCAAGTGTACCATCAACTAATTTAACAAGTTGAGTTTTACCAGAACCAAGTGTGCCATGCGTGTATTCATCCGCATGTACCGTTGTTCCAGTTCCAGCCGTTATTACTACATTATCAGCCATTATTTACTCCTATGGTATATCGTATGTTAAACTTAATAATAATCCTATTGGGTTTCCAGTTGCAATTGCAGCAGCAGCAACCTCTGTTCCTGAAATATAATAAGTTGTTCCATTTACTGCAAAATAAATTCTTCCTTCACTACTAATGTATGCTACACCAACATAGCCATCGGTTTCACTTGATGGCTCAGAAGTGTCATTATCTTCAACTAAAATTTCACCAGCACTTGCATTTAATATACCTGTCATGGCCATACCAGCAAATTGTGGTGAAGCAGTCGTATTCACATCTTGATGAACATCAGCAAAACTATCATGGCTCAAAGCATATATATTAGATGGTGCTGATAGTGTAAGGTCTGCAAATGTAGGACTATCAACAGTTCTAATTCCCTGAATTGTATTAAGTGTAGGTCTGGAATAACTCAAACTTGAACCAATTGTCACCGACTCCAATGCCTTGCTTGCATCAGCAGCAACCAAACTGGATGCAGTCAACCCAGTCAATGTCGCCCCCACCCAAGTCGGTGAACTCCCCGTACCGAGTTCCTGGCCTATCACCCGGCTGGCAAGGTCATTTATGATGAACTCAAGATTGAGCCAATCATGTGCAACCAAACTATATTGTTCTACACTCATTATTAACGCCTAAATGCGTTCATATCTACATAACCAGGAGTAGTTCTGGTCTGCGGCTGGTTCTTGTTCATTTGCAACTGTGCATTGGCCTGTACCACGTTCATAGCCTGTTGGGAAGCCTGGGCATCCTGCCCACCCAGATACGATAAATATGGGGCATATACTGGGTCTTGAGTTTGGGCCAAAGTCTGTGCTCGTTGACCACGCAGACCTGACAAACTCTGTAATGCTTGGGCCAAGAACTGAGTACGGGTATCCTCGACACCGGCAAGACCCTGGGCCAAGTCCTTTTTAACTCGCAACCCTGTCCCTGTTGCCAGTGACCCACTACTCATTCCAGATGCCACCTGACTGGACAACGCCTCGGCCTGGGCTTGCCTGGCCTGGTCTTGTAATAATTGGGCCTGGCCTTGGCCGTACCCACCACCGGGTTGGAACATCTGTACGTTTTGTTGTAGGGGTTGTTCAGCAGAACCGAACATTCCCTTGGCTTGTTTCTGGGTACTCAACCACCTGTTCAAAGCGTTTTGGGCTACACCCTCGCCATAACCGCCTCTTGGATTATAATTAAAACTAAATGCCATTATTTGCTCCTTCCACTCTCTTGTATGTCTGCATCTATTTTTTCCATACTCCAACTTGATGCAACTGTATCGTTGGATAATTTTATTCCAATCGCCCCGGCTTCTATATGCTGCCTGATTGATGGGAGTAGTTTATCAGTTGTGAATGTTTTTGATACTTTGGGTGATTCATCATCAACCACATTCTTTATTAAATGTTGGGCTGTAAGACCAGAATAAACAGAGGCCGTGATAGAATCGGTGTCTATACCCGTCCTGATAGACAACTCATCCAGACTCACCTTGGCCCTTGTGTTCTGTCCGGCGATTGGCCCAATTAAAACTTCACTCTCTATGGCTGCATCACCATCATCGGATTTTTCAGTTTCATCCCATTTGCGAATATAACCATCATTACAACCAGCTAACAAGGTTCGTTGGGTTTTCACCCTGGAATCAAAGTAGGCCAGAACAGTGGGGATATGTGCTTCCTGATATTCTTCTGGGAACAAACCACCCGTTCTCAAGTCCAACCAGAAAACAGCACTCCACTCCCCATCACGTTGACTTACTGAAACTTCGATACCATATCGGTCTTTATCATAAGCCATTGTCACACGGTCGGTTCGCCTATTAAGTCCCATATTGGAAATCAACTTAGGTAAATGTTCTTTAGTAAGGTTTGTGGGTGGTGCACCCTCAATTATAGCGGTAGCCGTAAGTCCATATACCCCATCATTACCAATCCAATACAGGTTGTTTTTATCGTCCCAACAATGTGATGTGTCACTGAAGATACCAGTGGTATCTGATAAAGTAGTAAAGAACCCACCCTTGGCTGGGTCTGCCCGCATTACGAACATATTATTGAGACAGCCAAACACCATAGTATTGCCCTTATAGGGTATCATAGCCAAAATCTGGTCGCCAACCAACCCTGCCTTTGTAGTGGCCTGACTGTTCTGGGCCGAGGCCACATCATCCACCACAAGGAGAAGGTCGAGGGGATCATTGATTCGTGTGGCAAACCACTGGTGGGGATTCTGTATGCTGTTCATAAATATCCTGCCCCAGCATAAGGCCATAATGTTAGACCCACCATCGGGGAATGTACCGGAACCCAAAATCCAATTCAACCAGTGTGGTGGAGCAACGATGTTACCTGCTGCGGCAGGGGTCACTGTGGCCCCGGAATCGGCCCCGGTTATGGTTTGGGCATGAACAAACTCAGCAGTAGTTGTCCTATATATCAAACTCCAAGCCGTTGCCCCAGTCCCCACGTTTTCATCGAAGATTCCAGTGGCCCCACCACCCCCAGCCTGTGTCACTACCTCACCCTTGGTGAACGTGCCAGTGACTTCACCGACTATTCTCGTATTGAGGAAATCCAACTTGTGGTAGCCACTGTCAGCTTTGGTTGCTGAATACGCCCTGCCATCAGCGAAATAAATTTTCTGGTACGCAGGTTGCATGGCCACCTGACCATCAGTTGATAAATCACCAGCCGTAAATCCGTGACCTGCTGCCAATGCCGTTAAGGTTGCCATTAAATATCTCCAAAATAAACAACACCATGACCAATGGCCACAATGCGGTTTTTAAGCCTTCCACCACCTGTGTATTCAAAATCATCTATATTCACCCAACCTACTGTCGGTTGCCACACCAAGTCCTCATCGTAATCCGACCTGCGGGTGAATATAGTAAAAGGTGCTTTTTGGGAAATAAAAGTCCAAGTGTCACCTGTAGTAGTCAATTCAGTTACATCATCGTAGGTATCAACACGCCATTCGTAAATAGAATAATAATCTAACAAAGCCTGTGTAGCATCAGGAATAGCCAACTCTGTCTCATAGGTATTATCTATAAGAGTCCAAGTGCCATCAGGTATTTTAAGATATATTTTATATTGAATGGCCATTAAGCTGGTGCTACCCATTGAAATTTTTTAAGTTGGTTTATTCCTGTTAGTCTTATATCTTCTTCATCATCTGTTGGTGTTGGGGTTGTGGCCTTGCCTGGACTGGCCACAAGACTGGCTGATGC